GATATAAGTCCCCTTTCAGATATTCCAATGCACCAGAAGCAGGTACTCTCTCAAACTTTAACCCTGTGGCTTCTCGAAGCATATCCCTTACAAGATACTCGCCACGTGCTCCTTTTGCTCTCGAATCTACCATTTATACTAGCCCTTTTAGTTTATATATACCTACTACATCGTATGTTTCATTATCTATTATGTTGTCAAAAGACTCCATAACTTCCTCATGAGACCAGTCAGGTTTTATATGTATTTCATAAGGGTTATCTTTCAAAGGCCCTTGCTCATAGTATATAATCGGAATACTTATAATAACAACTTTGCAGCAGTTCTGTAATTTTGTTACTAAGTCCTGTGCTTGCTGCTTAGTCATATGTTCCAAAACATCACCACAAAATGCCACATCATAATTGTTAGAACCTAAATCAATGTATCTTGCATCTTTTATCAACAAAGTATCATATCTACTATGTAAGTCGTATGCCTCTACATACGGCTCCCATACTTCAACACCTGTCCACTCACAGCTTTGTAAGTTTTCTAACTCTCTCATATACCAAGAATATGCTCCTCGACCCACTCCAATATCTAGGATCTTATGATGCGAAGGGCTTATCTTCTCTACCCACTCTACTATTTTGTCTTTTCCTTCTTTACTACTTCCGGGCATTATTCTAACCTACTTATATTTTCTGACTTTACTACTTCTATCTTTTCGAGTAATGGATGTGACCAACCATGTGAAACTAAGTAAGTGTTTAAGTCTTCTCGCATTAGAACCTCTACCAGACGTTCTTTACCTGCATCATCCAACACACTAATTACTTCGTCTAAGAATAATATATTGATTTTAGACTTCGATATACTACTCATTAGCTTACGAATTGCTAGTAGTGTAGCAGTGTTTACGCGGGCTAACTCGCCTGATGAAAGTGCTAGGATGTCGATAACATTACCCGCATCTGTAATTTGTACATTTAGCTTGTCATTAGATACAACAAACTCAAGTGTAAATCTACCATCAGAAAGTTCAGCCAAATAAACATTAGCCATTTCTTCGAGATCTCCGACAAGGTTTTCGATCTTGTAAGCAAGTAATCCATTTGTACTAAACGATTTCTTGAGTATGTCAAGATTTGATTCTAACTTACGATTCTTCTCTAGCTTCTCGGAGTATTCTTCTAGTTGAGCAATAAACTCATCTGTTTGTTCTTGTATTACTTGTATTCGGGTATTTCGACGAGTTATTCGCTCGTTTTCTGCTCCGATTCTTGAAAGTTCTTCTTTTGACTCTCGTAAGCGCCTTTGCACGTCTGACACCCTACTCTCAAGCTCTTGCTGATCCAGCAAATCTGTCTGTAAGCTCTGGTCGATAGATCTGTACAAGTCTGTCCAGTCTTTTTTAAGACTTTCGCAATGTTTGTACTCGCTGTTTTCAGATTTGATGTCGACAATTTGTCGTTGAAGATCTTCAATTCTTCTTGTAGCTTCTTCATATTTTACCTCTTCTGCTTCCTTCATAGACAATTCAACAGAACTGTCTATAGGGCCTCCACAAGTAGGGCAAGTATCTCGAATTTCCCCTAATTGTTTCAAAGTTCGTTGAGCACCCGTAGCGACTGCTTTTACTGATCCCAACTCTGATTGTAAATCATCGTAAGAGCTATACTGTGCTGTTGATGCATTCGCTTTATTCAAGTCTATAGCTTTCAGCATTGATTTATATTGATTATTTGTTTGAATTTTTTTATTTTTTTCGGAGATATTTTCAATCTCTACCGTAAGAGAACGCAAAGTCTTCTCATCTTTAGATGTATCAATTTCTAAATCCAATAAGGGTAGTATGGATGTATCACTCAATTTATTATCTTCCAACCATTTTTCAACGGTTGCAAGTTTCCCTGCTATCGTATTAGAGGTACTCGATACCTCCTTAGATGCGGTTTTAAATATATCAAATAATTCAACATACTTTTCTAGGTGCAATAGATCAATAAGAAACTTCTTACGATTTGCATCTGTAGCAGTTAGAAACTGTAAACTTGCATTTGTATTTTGATACACTAGCTGAGAGAAGGTTTTAAAGTCTACTCCAAGAACTTCTTGCAGAGTCTTGTAGGTATTTGTAGCTGTATGGCTAGAAATATCTTCACCATTCTTCTCTAGTTTTACTTTTATACTTTTCTTACGATTGATTGTAATCTCGTATCTATCGTCATCTTTTGTAAGAGACAAGTAGATATTATAACCATCATTTACATAACGGTTAGGAATGTCTGCTTTCTTGATCCCTTTAGAGTTTTTATTGAATAATGCTTCTTCTATAATTAATGGTATAGACGACTTACCCATACCATTTGTTCCCAGAATCTGGGTTAGCGTATTATCCTCTAATTGTAACTCATTACCAGAACCATAACTAAAGCAGTTATCCCATCTCAACGTTTGTAGTGTAATCATTGTATGTGCCTATTATGTCTGGTATTTTATCGGGGTTTATTTCAAGAATATAGTTTAGATACTCTACTAACTCCTCTTGTACGGACATCTCTTTGTCCATGATAAGAGTTGCTTCTGACTTTCTCTTTACTACTTTCTTGTCTAGCAATTCTGAATTTTTTACTTCTGCTAAATCTTGTATATCGCCTTCTATCTCGTAAATAGTATGATCAAACTCGGTTGGAATCATCTCATCTTCATTTGTTACTGTTTTACGAAGTAGTTGTGGTAAGTTAAACTGCTCCCACATCCATTCCCAATTATTCTCATTGATCAATAGATACCCGGTCTTTACCTTTGTTCTATGAAATGATGTAGTCATGGGACTGCCTGGGTATACAATATTTCTTTGTGTATTACTGTGAGAGTGTAAGTCTCCTGCGAATACGACAGGGAAATCTTCTAGTAAGTCTAGGTCGATCTCTGGTTTAACGTGTGGTGGAATCTCTCCTCGGACATGGGTGAACAAGGGCTGACTCTTATCAAAGTGATCTATAGCACCTTTTCTGTGCAGATCAGCGTAGGGTAGTATGCCGTAGCCTAAATCGTTATCTACATACGATATGTCTACTATATTTATAAGAGGGTTAATATCTCTGGATACTTGTTTAAGCTGTGTAAAGAACGTTTTGTTCTTCTTTGTAGCTTCATGGTTCCCATCATAAATAATAGTCGGAATCTTTACTCCACGAATAAACTTGAAGTAAAGTTCCAACTCTTCCATATTCGGTAGACGATCAAAGAGATCGCCACCGATTATGTGCATATTACACTCTTTCTCTAACTCATAGATTTGGTCAAAGAACATTTGATAACGGTTTGTAGCCCACTTTACAGGGACGTTTTTCTGCCCCAGCTTTATGTGCCAGTCTGCCGTAAAGAGAATCATCCTACATTAAACTCTTCGTCAAGTAACTCGTCATCTGCTTCGTTAGCTGCACCACGAACACGATCAAGAAGCTCTTTCTGAGCGTCAGGTGTTGGGCGTGACATTACATCATCCATAGACTTTAGATCAGCAACTAAGGCACGCTCTTCGTCAGTCAATGGACGAGGCTTGCACTTAAGTGCTTGTAGTTGATATTCAACATTGTAAGGTAATGGCCCAGTCTTGACGCGCTTGAAACAAATGTCCCAACCAGTATCAGGATCAGTAGGATCACCTAGATCTTCAGCAGCAGTAATAATTTGTTCCCACAATTTTTTCTTGAGGTTTACAACTTTTACTTTATCGCCTTCAATGCACTGTGTAGCATAGCTCCACCCACATTTAAGATCAGGATAGTACTCGCGTACCCAATCTTTCTCTACATTGTTGAATCGTTCGGAATTTCTATCAAAAGATAGACACTCCATTGGAATATTTTTATCGTTCTCGCCTTTGATCCAGTAAACATAGCGTGCAAGAATGTCGCCAACTACGCGCATTTTATTGTCGCCGTCTACGTATTGAAAGGTGTCGATTGATGATTTTTGGGCTCCGCCCGTTTGTTTGTTAAATGATAATGCCATTAGTGTATAGTCTCCAAAGTGACTTCTTCATAGATAAACGTTATTTTCTGTTCGTCTACTATGAGTAGCCTGTTGTCGTTGATTTCGTCTAAATCCACAGGACAATGCAGTGAATCTAGCGTAGTTTTTTGATCTGCATAATAATCCGACAAGCTCCGCAAGGAAGCGAGTGCGTAATACATACATAC